GAAAGGAGGACAAGTGATGAAAATTAAAGGAACCTACCACTGCCAGACTACCCACCACCCCAACGCATTAAATAGCTGGGATATCCGCTCCGTATCTGTTGAGTTACCGGAGCAGGACAGGCCTTACTGGCACAAGGTTACAGCATCTGTGATCGGGTTTGTGCTGGCGTTGATCGGATGGTGGCTAGTGTTTGGGTATTAAAAAAGAGTGCTGTCATAGGGCGGCAACCCTCGAGCACTCAAGAAATTAAATCATTTAAATTGTAGACGAAAAGGAGGAGTTTGTAAATGAAAATTACGAAAATTAAGATCAAAAATCTTTATGGAATTACAGAATACGAAGGGGACGGAAAGAGCGTAGAGCTTTCTGGAACAAATGGAGCAGGAAAATCTTCCGTGATTGATGCAATTCGGTATGCTCTTACAAATAAGTCAAACCGGAAATATATTGTCAGAAACGGGGAAACAGAGGGCGAAATTCTGATTGAAACAGATAACGGATTGAGAATCAATCGGAAGGCAAGAACGAATCAAGCGGATTACAAGAGCGTGAAGCAGAACGGTCATGAGGTGGGGAGTCCGGAAACATTTTTGAAAGATATTTTTACTCCACTGCAGCTGTCACCAGTTGAATTTATGGAGAAATCCGAAAAAGAGCAGAATGCAATTTTGCTCGACATGATCCAGTACGACTGGTCATTACAGACAATCCGTGAATGGTTTGGTGAAATTCCGGATTGGGTATCTTACGATCAGAATATCTTGCAAGTTTTGAACGATATACAGTCGGAAAACGGCATGTATTACAGGAATCGGCAGGATGTGAATAGAGATATTCGGAATAAAAAATCATTTGTTGAGGATATCGCAGATGCTATCCCGTCTGGATACGATGCAGAAAAATGGGAAAATGAAAATCTTGGACAGCTGTATCAGGAAATCGAGCGCATTAGAAAAGAAAATGAACAGATTGAGAAAGCAAAGCGATTCATTGAGCAGAGGGACAACAAAGTCCGATCATTTGAAGCGGATAAAGAGATTAAATTATCCGCATTGGAAAGGTCATTTACCGCAGAGCGGGAGCGGCTTTTGAAAGAGAATGAAAGGCTGCAGGCTCAGTTGAGAGAAAATCAAACAATGCTTGCTGGTATGGAAGAGAGAAAAGCGGACAAAGCAGAAGTAATCGTAAAAGAATATGAAGCGAATGTTGCGAAATATGACAGCTCTGTAGAAGAGTACAAGGAATTGTCTGAAAAAGAAGTGCAGGATTACTCGGAATTGCAGAATCAGGCATCTTATGCGGAAGAGATGAAATCCCACTTGAATGAATATCGGCGAATGGTTGATCTACAGAACGAAGTGGAGCGATTAAAAGCGGAATCCGAAGAATTTACGAAGAAAATCGAAAAGGCACGGTCTCTTCCTGGGGAAATTTTAGAAACTGCAACTATTCCAATTTCTGGTCTTACGGTTGTAAATGGCGTTCCACTGATTCACGGACTACCGATCAGCAATCTATCAGACGGAGAAAAACTTGATCTTTGTATTGATGTGGCAATTCAAAAACCGAATGGACTGCAGATCATCCTGATTGATGGAGTAGAGAAAATGTCTACAAAAATGCGAACAGAGCTGTATCAGAAGTGCAAAGATAAGGGATTACAGTTTATCGCAACAAGAACAACAGATGAAGAAGATCTGACAGTGATTGAATTATAAGGAGAATCGATATGGAAGAAATGATTGTAAAAGAAGAAAGACACGAATTGAGTCCATTTGCGGACAGCCAGAGTTTTCAAAAGATTTTTGACATCGGGAAAATGTTCGCCACATCACAGTTGGTACCACAGAATTACCAGGGCAAGCCAATGGATTGTACGATTGCAGTAGATATGGCGAATCGAATGGGCGTATCCCCTATGATGGTCATGCAGAATCTGTATGTTGTAAAAGGTAAGCCTACATGGAGTGGACAGGCTTGTATGAGTATGATTCGGGCGAATACAGAATTCAAAAACGTCCGTCCGGTGTACGATGGAACACCTCATACAGATAATTGGGGATGCAGAATTGAAGCAGAATATAAAGATAGTGGAGAGAAAATCAAAGGAACTACAGTGACGATCGAAATGGCTAAAAGAGAGGGATGGTATGAAAAAACAGGAAGTAAATGGAAAACCATGCCGGAGCAGATGCTTGCATATCGTGCGGCTGCGTTCTTTGCCCGGGTATATACTCCAAATTCTCTTATGGGGGTTTATGTTGAGGGTGAAGCAGAGGACATATCAAAAAGTGATACAAGAGTAGCAGAAAACCCGTTTGATTTCGAGGCAGCGGTGCAAGAAGCAGAGGAGGTATTTGAATGATTTTAACACAGGAAAATTATTACAGCAAAGAAGCAAATCAGGAGTATCTCAGTGTCTCGCAGTATAAGGATTTCTGCGGAACAATCGGACGTGTTGGGTGTGAGGAACAGGCACTTGCAAAGCTGAATGGTTACTGGGAGATGGAGAAAACAACAGCACTTCTGGTTGGCTCTTATGTGGATTCTCATTTTGAGGGGACACTTGATTTGTTTAAGGCTCAGAATCCTGAGATATTTACAAAAAAAGGAGAGTTAAAGGCAGAGTACCGAAAAGCAGAAGAAATCATAAACCGAATCGAAAGAGATCCTTTATTTATGATGTTTATGAGTGGAGAAAAACAGAAGATCTTTACAGCTAATCTGTTTGGAGCGAAATGGAAAGTGAAGCTTGACAGCTATTTGCCCGGTAAATGCATCGTTGATTTGAAAGTAATGAAATCCCTGAGAGAAGCGCATTACGCAAAAGACATGGGATTGATGGACTTTGTGAGATTTTGGGGCTATGACATACAAGCTGCCGTATACCAAGAGGTCGTGAGAATCAATACAGGGGAGCGGTTGCCGTTTTATATCGCAGCAGCCAGTAAAGAAAAAGTGCCAGATATCGAGATTATCCAGATCCCGCAGGAATGGATGAATGATTGTCTGTCTGGAATGGAGATGAATGTATCAAAGATTCTCTCTCTGAAAAACGGAGAGATTGACCCGATACGATGCGAAGTTTGCGACTGGTGTAAGCACACCAAGATATTAAAATCACCGATCTGGCCAGATAATTTGATAGGAGAAGTGTAGATGAAAAAGTCAGACACGATAGTGACAGAATACGTTGAGTTCTGCTTGATCTGTGGAAAACCATATAACATCCATGGACATCATTTGATCTGCGGAAGAGGGAGAAGACAGAACGGAACAAAGGACAAGTTGATTCTTCCAGTGTGCAGTGATTGTCATGGGAAAATACACGAAAATGGTGTAAGTATGGCATTGTCTAAGATGGTAGGACAGGCAATCTATGAGCAGAACCATACACGAGAGGAATTTAGGGAACGATATGGACAATCATATTTTTGAAATCAGAGGGAAATTTTACAAAGGACATTGTTTCCCTGGTCTGAATGATTACATACATGAGATCGGGAAGAACCCGAAAGCAGGAAATCGAATGAAGCAACAGTATCAGATGATAGCCTGTAACGCCGTCAGGCTTGGCTTAAAGCGTTTTAAAACAGATAAGCCTATCATTCTGCACTATACGTTTAAAGAGCCTAAAAAGGGCAATAAACGGGACAGAATGAATGTTTTCAGTTTTGCGGACAAGGTGATTGAGGACGCATTGCAGAAATGCGATGTGATTGTTAATGATGATCCGGCTCATGTCGTGAATACAACGCATGAGTTTGAGTATACAAGCGGAATCCCGTCAATCATTGTCCGAATTGAAGAGATAATGTGGTAGAGAGCCTTGTTATAAATTGTAACCCGTTCATGTTCAGGTGCGTCACACTACGCTGAATACATATCCCGGGATTTCTCCCGGGAGGAAAGGAGTGAAAGACTCTAGGAACTATGGCTAAAAAGTATTACTGGCTAAAACTGAAAAACAACTTTTTTAGTCAGCCAAAAATAAAAAAACTCAGAAAAATAGCCGGCGGGGATACTTACACGATCATATATCTGAAAATGCAGCTTTACAGTTTGGAAGATGATGGAAAGTTATATTTTGACGGAATAGAAGAAAATTTTGTTGAAGAAATGGCATTGAAGATAGATGAAGACCCGGAAAATGTAGGCGTTACAATTCAATTTTTGATTGCGCAAGGACTTATGATTTTATGTGATGATAATGAGTATTTAATGACAGAAACGCAAGAATCAATAGGGACAGAAAGTGACTCCGCACAACGAGTTAGAGCGCATCGTGAGCGAAAAGCGTTACATTGTAACGATACAGTAACATTGTGTAACACAGAGAAAGAGAAAGAGATAGAGAAAGAGAATAGAGATAGAGTAAAGAGAAAAGAGAAAGAAAAAGAGATAGAAGAGTTATTTGAGCGATTATGGAAAAAATATCCGGAGAAAAAAGGAAAAGGGCAGGTAAGTAAAAAGAGCAAGGAAAGACTACTCGATATTGGCTACGAGCAATTCGAAAGAGCGATAAAACGCTATAAAGAAGATTTAAAAGAAAATGAATGGAGAAAACCACAATACGGTAGCACTTTTTTCAACACCGGATATGAAGATTATCTCGACAAAAATTATCAGCCACCAGAGAGGACGGAAAAACCTCCAGTAAGCAGAAATCTAAACAACTTTGATCGCAGAGGATACGACATGGATTCTCTGGAAGAGCAGCTACTGAACTCGAATTAAGGAGGAGCAAGATGAACAGAAAAAGATACGGTTTTAGAGTCTACAGGAAACAGCCTACCGGATTGAGACACGGAAATATGGATTTGTTTACGCGCGGCAGCACAAAGCGGAAGAGGAAGAAAAGGGTGAGAGGAAAATGAGTAGACCAGCACACTTTCTTGATCCGTACCAGTTCCAAATCGAAGAGATGGTAAAACTCGGATGCACGGATGAGCATATCCATAAAGTCTTACATGATATCCAGAAAGCGGAATTTACGAGAGATGATCTTATCCGGTACATGGATGAAAACGGGATTCGAAAGAGGAAATCAGCCAAAAGATGGACGCGGAGCAAAGCGTTTGAGTGGGGAGAACTTTGCAAGAAGTTGCGAGGGAATAAGAAGAAAATAAGCGAAAAATAGAAAGGAGCCAGCCTCCGGCCGGGGCAAGGGTATACCGGGCTTCTGAAAAAAATGAGAAAAAAACTAAAGTGTGAATTATACAGAGATTCGATGCAGAACTATAAAAAATACGGGATTCAGCCAGCACAGTTGATTATTGCGGATGTGCCGTACAACGTAGGGAATAACTTCTATGGCAGCAATCCGATGTGGTACAAAGGTGGAGATAATAAAAACGGAGAAAGTAAACTTGCAGGGAAAGCAGCCTTTAATTCCGATTTTAATTTCAATCTTTACGAATACTTTCACTTCTGCTCCAAAATGCTAAAAAAAGAAGATAGGAAGCCGTGCAGCAGAGGGAGAAGCAGTAATTCTCCTTGCATGATTGTATTTTGTGCATTCGAGCAGATCCAGACGCTGATCAAAGCGGCAGAAAAACATGGATTTGTGCATTACATACCACTTGTATTTTGCAAAAACTATAGCCCACAGGTATTAAAAGCGAATATGCGTATTGTTGGGGCTACGGAATATGCGTTGGTGTTGTATCGTGATCGACTTCCAAAATTCAGGAACGGAGTCAAAACGGACGAAAACGGGAAGAACATACCTGGTACAGGGAAGATGATATTTAACTGGTTCACATGGGAGAAGGACGGGAAAGAAATTCCAAAAATTCACCCGGCACAAAAACCAGTGAAAGTATTGAAACAGCTGATAGAGATCTTTACGGATCCAGGTGATGTAGTAATTGATCCGTGCGCCGGCAGCGGCTCTACGCTCAGAGCAGCTGCAGAACTTGGAAGGAGTGCTTATGGGTTCGAGATTGACAGAAATTTCTACAAGCGAGCGACAGAGGAAATGCTGGCTTATGAAAGAGATGAACAAATGAGCATAGAAGACTTTATTGCGGAGGAAT